TAGAGAACACTTACAGCCAGAAATGACTAACTGGAATGGGTTTGAAGTAACTTTTTATGTCAATCCTGGAGCAACAGATATTAGAACTATAAATCCTTATGCAGCCTATGATCTGACTCATAATGAGTGGACTGTCTTTCCAAAAAAAGAAGGCGCTCCACAAAATTTAGTATGGGAATCCGCAGTTCAAAAAGATACCTCTATGGCATCAGAAATTGTTATGAGATATTCAAAAGCCTTAACAGATCTACAAGGAGCAAAAAATCCTGCATCTAGACGTAATGCAGAGTTTAATTTACAGATGGCTTTGATGCAAGGTTCTGCTTTATTTAGTGATATTCATGCTTCAAGAAGGTATGCCTTTAGGAAAGATGGAAAAGGATACGACGATTTTTATAATTATAGATGGCAGGCTGGTAAAAAATACGGAACAGTTCCTGCTCTAAAACAACTGTCTGAGTACTGGTCAGCATACAAAGCAAAACAAGCAGATGAAACTTATGGCATTGAACTGCCAGATACTCAGACCCTAATTCGCAGAGCGGCAACATACCGAGCAAAAGGATAACGTGAACATACTTCTATCACTAGACGGCGTACTAAGTTCGGACACAGGTGAACCAATCCGTGCAGGCGTCATGCTTTATTACGCCCTTAATATAAACAACAGAGTTGCTTTAATGACTTCTAGAACTACCGCCGATGCTGAACATTGGTTAAACTCTCATGGAGTTATAAACTATGATGATTTAATTGATCGTTCTTTTCATCTAGAAGGCGAAGATTTAAAAAAACGTCAATTTGTAATGAGCCGTAGTCGTGCTCCCATTGAACTATATGTAGATTCTGATCCAACTATGTGTGCTTGGGTGTTTGAAGAACAAGGATTGCCAGCAATTATGTTTATGAATCCTGGATATTTGCCAGTTGAAAGACGTCCTGATGCTCCTAAAAAAATCCGTAAATGGGATCAAATTGAAGACTCTATAAATAGAATAAATATTGCAAAGTCAAAAGATGCAGCAGCCCCTAAAGACTTAGAGTTTTGGCAAGATTAATGACCCTAATTTTTAGCGGAACAGAGGTTGGCTCTAACCGCACTCTTCTTGAAGGCATGAAAGTTGAGTCAATGGGACTCAACTATTGGGGGCTTCGTAAGAGAGGGTTACCTAAAACTAAGTTATGGCTTATAAGTGAGCATTTTACTCCAGAGACTAAAGTCTATATCGAATCAGGAGCAGCCCAAGCAGATAAGGCTGGCTTATCAAAAGAAGAGTTACTTGAAATAGCCGCTGACTATCAAGAGTTTTTAGTAAATAACGCTGATAGAGCAGAGGCCTTTCAAGAGTTTGATTCCTTAACCTTGGGGTTAGATTGGGTAGAACAACAACGACCTTTTTTTAGTAATGATCCAAAGTTATGGGTAGTTTGGCATGAAGAATATGGGCTATTAAAATTAAAAGAGATGTCTGAAAAGTACTCCAATGTTGTAATCCCCTATGCAGAAATTGAATCAGTAACTAACTTGGCTGCCGTTACCAGAAGTTACTCAAAGCAGTTTAATACTAAATATCACGCCCTTGGATGTGCAAAACCAGACAACCTAAGACAGGTACCATTTGTTACTGCAAGCACATTGTCCTGGCTATCTCCAATGCGGAGAGGTGAGACTATCATCTGGGATGGAACTAAGTTAGTTCGTTATCCAAAGAGAATGAAGGATCAAGCACGACCAAGATACAAGCCCATAGTAGAGAAGGCTGGACTAGACTATTTAGAGTTTGTCCAAGATGGTACTCTCGAAGCGACTAAGGTTGCTGTATGGTCTTACAAACGATTAGAGGAGTCAATGGATAAAAAGAGCCCAAACTTTCATATTATTAATGGTGGAAAAGAAGAGAAAGTATCTGATAACAGCGATGAGTTGTTAACAGGTTTAATGGGATTTGAGGTACCGTCTTCTGATAACAGTGAGGTAGAAGTACGGAAAAATTCTACTAATGAAGTGATTCAAAGAGACCCTTCAGAGGTACAAAATCTTCCTGTCTTTGGCGTAAAGATGAAAACCATTGTAGATGTTGATGATGAAGGTAAAGAGATTTTAAAAGATGTTCCAGTTTTAAATAACCAATATTCTTCTCTTCGACAATGCAACACCTGCTTTGTGGCGTCTAACTGTCCAGCCTTTAAACCTGATAATAGTTGTGCTTTTAACCTTCCAGTAGAGGTAAAGACTAAAGATCAACTTAAGGCTTTACTTACTGCAATTATAGAAATGCAGGGCCAAAGAGTTGCTTTTATGCGTTTTGCAGAAGAAATGAATGGCGGATATGCTGATCCCAATGTATCTCAAGAGATTGATCGATTATTTAAACTTGTTGGCAATTTAAAAGAGTTAGAAGAAAATCGAGAGTTTGTTCGCATTACCGCAGAACGCCAAAGTTCTGGTGGAGTTCTTTCTGCAATCTTTGGAGACAGAGCACAGGCTCTTCGTGAGTTACCTGATGCCCTAAAGGAAGATACAGTTACAAAAATTATTCAACAATCTATTGAAGAGTAGTTATCTGATAACAGCAAGTGGTGAGTAATGGATCATAGTGGAGGGTAGTTTACCCTTTTGTCCATCGAATAAAAATTAAACCAAGTTAACAAGTATGTGATAGGTTCAGACCCATCACAATACGTACTCCCATCGAGGGGTATTTACATTTACATAGAAATAGTCGGGGGTTATACATATGTTTTCTTTTAAATTAGCCGAAGAGTTTGTTACACCATACAGGAGTTTAAAAGCACCCTTTGGTTACCAAGATGCTGCGGGCAACTCTGTTGGTGAAATAACTTTTTTACGTACCTATTCACGACTAAAGCAAGATGGTACTAAAGAAACTTGGGTAGACGTTTGTGAGAGAGTTATAAACGGAATGTACTCTCTACAGAAAGATCATGCTAAAACTAATCGGTTGCCTTGGTCAGATGCCAAAGCCGCAGCCTCAGCCAAGGAAGCCTTTGATCGTCTTTGGAACATAAAGTGGACCCCACCTGGACGAGGTCTATGGGTAATGGGAACCCCAATTGTAAACGAAAAAAGAAATTCAGCAGCCTTGCAGAATTGTGCCTTTGTTTCTACAGGCTCAATGACTAAGACTGATCCAGCCAAGCCTTTTGCCTTTTTGATGGAGGCTAGTATGCTTGGAGTTGGAGTTGGCTTCGACGATAAAGGCGCCGATAAAGACTTCACAATTTATACACCGCAAGAGGGGGAAATATATGTCATTCCAGATACCAGAGAAGGCTGGGTCGAATCAACGGCCACGCTTATTAACTCTTACCTACGACCAGACTCGAAACGTCCTAGGTTTAACTATGATGAAATTCGCAAGGCAGGAGAACCTATCAAAATATTTGGTGGAACAGCAGCGGGTCCAGAGCCTCTCATTAAGTTACATCTTTACATTGATGGAATCTTCAAGGAACGTGCTGGTCAGAAACTTACCCGCATTGATATTGCTGATATTGGGAATCTTATCGGGGTTTGTGTTGTATCTGGCAACGTTCGGAGGTCTGCTGAGTTACTTATTGGCAGAATTGATGATCCAGATTTCCTCAATTTAAAGAACGCAGAAAAATTTCCAGAGAGAAACTCATACGATCCAGAAAAGCCAGGATGGGCTTGGATGTCCAATAACTCTGTATCAGTGAATGTTGGAGATAATCTAGATAACATAATTGATGGCATTTCTCGTAATGGTGAGCCTGGAGTTGTCTGGATGGATATCTCAAAACAATATGGCCGTCTTATTGATCCAATCAATAATAAGGATTGGCGCATTGCAGGATATAACCCTTGTGCAGAACAATCTCTTGAATCCTTTGAGTGCTGCACTTTAGTAGAGACCTATCTAAATCGTCATGAAGATATAGATGATTTTAAGAGGACCTTAAAGTTTGCTTATCTTTATGCCAAGACCGTAACTCTTATACCTACACACTGGGAAGAGACAAACGCCATCATGCAAAGAAATCGGCGCATAGGTACTTCTGTTTCAGGAGTGGCTAATTTTGCAGATAGAAAAGGATTACCAACATTACGTCAATGGATGGATGAAGGATATAAGGTAATTAAGACCTACGATATCGCCTACTCAGAATGGCTAGGCATCCGTGAGTCCATCAAGATGACGACTGTGAAGCCAAGTGGAACAGTTAGTATCTTGGCAGGTGAATCACCTGGCGTTCATTGGACTGTAGGTGGAGAGTACTTCAACCGTGCTATTAGGTTTGCTAACTCTGATCCAATGCTCCCATTGTTTAAGATGGCTAACTACAGAGTAGAACCAGCAAGTGAATCTCCAAACACTACTTCTGTTGTATTTTTCCCAATCAAATCTAATGCTAGACGTTCTGAAAAAGACGTAAGCATTTATGAAAAGATGGCTCTCGCTGCCACAGCACAGAGGTACTGGTCAGACAACTCTGTAAGTGTAACTATCAGTTTTAATCCTGAGACCGAAGCCTCGGCTATTGGTACGGCTTTGCATATGTATGATGGTCAACTTAAAACCGTTTCCTTCTTACCTTCTGGTAATGCTACCTATCCTCAAATGCCTTACACTCAAATAACTGCCGAAGAATATGAATCAGAAGGAACTATGAAATTATTTCCAATTGATTTGTCAGGAGTTTATGCTGGTATGGCTGCTGATGCTATTGGTGAGGCTTACTGTACAACCGATGCCTGCGAAGTTAGGCTAATTAAAGATAATCAATAGCCTTCTGCTATTGCTTTGCCTTTTGCTTATGCTTTGCTCTGCTTTGCTGTTGCTTTGCAATATGCTGTCTTGTGAATTTCTACCTTATCTTCAATATTTAATAAAGGTCTAATATCTATATTATGTTTAAGAACCACCTTTGTTATGGCTCCTTCACACACAGAACAAACTAATACTAAACACTCTGTCGTTGTGTAATCTTTCCTCCAACCTAAATGAATTAATTTATTCCAAAACAAGTCTTCGGTGTAAGGCAAGTTAGGTTCTTTGTAATGTTTATATTTTTCATGCATATGCTTTACGTATTGCTTATCTAAATCTATATAACGATCTACGAAAGAATGTTCTCCCATGATTGCCCCCTAACTACCTAACTAACTTCCCCTGGCTGCCAGGTAAGTTAGTTCTGAGATAGCCCCACCATCTCTGATGGGGCTTCTCCTATTGCTTTGCTTGCTTATGCTTCTGCTATGGCTTCTGCTATTGCTTTGCGTTCTTTGCTGGGAACTGTTCCATTAACTGCTTAGTCTTTGGAGTAAGTCCATGCCAAGAACTCCAATCTTTACCGCCTCTACTCATGTAGTAAGCGATCTTTGCATTGACCACAGGGTTGAGCAATTCGGCATTATTTTCTAAACCAAATTTTTCTCTACGATCTTTGCCTAACTCTCCGATCATGTTTATTTGAAACATGCCCCACGAGTTATCACCTGTGTTTGTATTAGGATTGTGAGCGAGGGGTCGCCCATTACTTTCTTTCTTAGCAACTGCCCATGCTTCTTTCAGGTCTATGCCTGTGAAGCCTACGGCATGAAGCAACTCGACCAAATCAGCATCGGTCAATTTATGAGCGTTCTCATACTTTTTCAAAGTTGCTTCGTTTGTTGTTTCGTGAACTATTACTGCTTCGGCTTTTGTTGGTGCTATGGCTTCTGTTGTAGTTGCTACTCCAAATGCTACGGCTAGGGTCGAAATTGACCCACCAAGTATTAAAGCCTTTATTCTTGCTTGGGCTTTTGCTGATGCTTTGGCTATTGCCTTTGGCATCTGCTCGGCTCTTACTCTTGCGTTTGTTTTCATCATCACTCCAAATAGTCATTAGCACTTTCAGATGCCTTTGACTGGTGTGAACGAAGGCGGTGTAAATACCGCTCTGTCGTCTTGATCGATTGGTGTCCTAATCGCTCTTTTACTTCATGGACATCTATGCCGTTCTTTAACAACTGCGTAGCGTTTGCATGTCGTAAATCATGAGTTCTAGGCGACCAGCCGATTGCGGACTTGGCTATTGCTTTGTTCCAAGTTGTTCTCCATACATCACGAGGCATGTGGCTCATATTGTTGATGAAACTCCCTTGCTTGTGCTTCTGCTGATGCTTCTGCTTTGCCTTACGGCTTCGGCTTCTTACCTGCTCTGCTTCTGCTAGTGCTTCTGCTTGGGCTTTGGCTTTGCGGTAGTCTGCTACTGCTTGCCTACACCCTTCGCATCTACAACCCCCATGTGTATAGGAGTAAAGAGTTCCATGCTGGAACTGTTTTCCGCCTTTCTCGAATGGTCGAGAGGGCTTTGCGCTTCGTGAACCTTTAAGTTTACTATCCGTTAAGAGTATTGTTCTTGGAAACATTAGATCATCTTTTGCTATGCCTTTTGCTAGGACATACGCATTTAATTGCTGTAATAGGGCTTTTCCTATCACTAGGCTTCTCTTATGCCCTGACTTGGTGGCATCTAT